GACCCGATGCCGATGCTGGCGATCCACGCCCGGTCGAGGCCGTAGGCCGCCATGTGCTGGAAGAAGAACCCCAGCGCGTTGGTGTTGTCGATGGAGAGGACGTGCTGGTTGAAGATCTTGCGACCCTGGTGCGGTCCGGAGGTGACCCGATACTCGACCTTGATCATGTCCTTGCCCGTGCTGGTCGGCTTGACCTCGGCCTTCTCGACGACGACGTCGTAGTCGCCGTTCGGGAGGAGGCTGTAGTCCGCCGTTGCTGCCTGGGCCAGCAGCTGTGCGAAGTCGTAGGTCTGTCCCGTCATGCTATGAGGCACTCCTTTGCGCAGTCTGCGCGTCCTGGGCCCACGGCTGTGCGTAGACCGTCTGGATCATTCGCTCGATGTCCGAGCCGATCTGGCCGTCCGCCGGCCGTGGGATGGTGACCGCCTGCCCCAGGCGGCCCTGCACCCGCTCACCCGCCTCATACTGCGGGTGAGGAGTGACGAGTAACTGTCGCACCTCCTGTGTGTTCTGTCCATTCTGATCCTGGAGGAAGGCCGGGTACAGATACCCGACGATGTCGGTCCAGTACGGGAGGGCCACGGCGATCTGACCCTGCATGTGCGGTCGCCACTTCCCGTTGATCTCGCGGGTCTCCGCGATGAAAACCGCGCACCGGACGTTGAGACCGCTGGTGATCGTCAAGTCGCGGTAGCCCCGAATGACGCCGTCCATCGCGCGCAGGAGGGTGTCCCAGTCCTGGATCTTCATGGCCTCGGAGCCCTTGAGGTTCGCCTTACAGCGGCGCTGGATCTCCGTGATGGAGTCCAGCACGACCGAGACGAAGGGCGTCTGGTACTGGGTCAGCCACTGGAACACCCGCTCGACCGGTGCCCACTCACGAACCGTTACGATGCACACATCCCAGGTACCGTCGTACGTCGGCGGCCACTCGCGCATCGGGTCCCACCACTTCTTCCGAACCGGCAAGAACTTCCACGAGCCCTCGGCGTCGAGCGCCAGGATCGGCTTTGGTGCGGTCGCCGCGAGCGTGGACTTCCCGACCTTGGCACCCGCGTGCACCAGCACCGAGAGCGTCATCCACTCCTCGAGTGTGGACGGCTGCTGAAACTCGGGCGGGTAGGTTACGGTCAAGCGAGCACCTCCGACCAGATCTTCTTCCTTTTGCAGTCCTTACAGATCCAACGACTGTGGTTATACTTATTCAGCGACCAACGCACGCGAATTAGATAGACAGGCTCACCTTCCACATTATGTCCACAGTTCGCACGTTCACGTCCTTCGACCGACTCGGCCACGATGAAGTTTGGGTCCGACGGCTCACGGAGTTCCTCGAGATGCCGATCTATCCACTCGAGCCAAGTTTCTCGATTAAGACACCACGCATGCATCCACGTCTCAGGCGCCTGAGATGCTTGAAAACGTGCTCTTACAATATGATGGCTTAACTCAATCGGTAACGTGCAAGCCTGGCAGCTGCCTGGACTCTCAGCGGAAACGCCATCACGCACAAAGATGGGATCACCAAACCGAAGACGATCAAGGGCCACGAGTAGCATCGCCCTTGCTCGTTGCCTCTTATTAGGTGTCACGTAAGTTCCTCCGTCTGCAGTCGGCTAATTCTATCAGGTCACAACTGGTACTTGTCGTTACTGGCTCAGTGCCAGTCGGTCATACCGCTCCAGTGGGTCGACCTGGACATAGAGTCCCTCAAGCGCGTCCTCGGCCCGCGAGCCATCATCGAACAGTCGGCAGACGGCGAAGTAGGGGCAGTCCCAGCGGCAGTCATCGGTCGTCGTTGGCGGCACGACGTCCAGCGGGTTCTCCCCCGCGTCCAGTGCCTGGGTAGCGGCCAAGATGTCGCGGTACGCCCGTAGAAGCCGCCGACGGTACGCATTAATCTCGTGCACGTTGTGCGGAACCTCGAGCCTCTCGTAGAACGGCGGCTGTGCGCGATCGCTTCGCCTAACCTTCTTCAGCATGTTGTAGAGAGCACCGTCGCAGCGCGCCTCACCCTCGGGTGTGTTGAGCCACTCCACTAGGCGGTAGTGGGCCATCTGCGCGTTCTGCGGCAGTGTCAGCAGCTTGTCGGTGAGCGACCCAGCAGTCTTGTGATCGATGAACAGTCGCACACCGTCGGCCCGACGGCGTAGGCGGGCGTCGAGGCGGCCGATCACCCGCACGACGGTGTCGGTCTTCTCGTCCTTGAGATCGCCGAACAGCGTGACCTCCGAGCCGAGAATCTCGTACTCCGCGTCAGCACCCGTCTCGGCCAGCCACTCGACGTAACCGGCGATCATCGCCCGCTCGAGGGTGTTCGCGTCATGAAACTTCTTCGCGAGGTCGACCACCTTGGCGTCCTCGTACTCGCCTTCCTCGCCAGGTTCACGTCCGAGTGACCGCAGCATCTTCGTCCAGTCCTCGACGATGATCCGCTCCAGCGCATCACGTGGGTCCTGAGGCGTCTCCTCATCGGGTACGTACCACGCGGCGAGCGCGCGGTGGATGCGATCACCGGTCGCCAGCGCACCGGTCAGGTTCTCGACCTGCGGCGCCAGTTCGCGGTACCAAGACAACCACCACTTCCGCTTACAGCGCTCCCACGATGCGCGCTGCCCGTTGCTGATCAGAAAGGGGGCCTCTCCTCCTCCGGGCAGGACACCCGACAGCACGTCGTACGGCTCGTCATCGATCAGCGGGATGATGACCGGAGGGGCCTGGGTGTTCCGCTCGACATCGCCGGCGGTCGTGCCGGCCTCGGTCGTCGTCGTGACCGGGTAGCCGTCACAGCAGACGCCGTTCAGCGTGTTGCCCGAGCTGAAGTTACGACACGCGATGTGGTGCCCGGCGGCGCAGGGGCCGCACGGAATGACCGACTCTTCCGTTATTGGCACCCCGTGCGCCTCGGCCGCGTCCGCGTCCGCCGCAACGTCAGCCCACGTTGGCTCCGTGAGCGGCAACTCGGGCTGGACCGCCTCGGCAGGTAGTGCCGGTGACGCGGTGCCCTCGGTAAGGAACTCAGGCAAGCGCGGGAACCGCTCGACGAACTCGAGCAGGATCGCAGCGGCCTCCTGGTCCTCCTGGTCGTTCTTGGGACCCTTCTTCTCGAGGCGGTCGGCGAACGACTCCTTGATCCGCCCGCCGGTGATCCCCCGGAGATCCTTCCGCGAGATCTTCATGTCCTTGCGGAGGTAGAGCATTGCCCCCGCCCAGTTGCGCGTCATTGAACCCAGGCCTCCTTGTTGAGTGCTGCTGTGAATTCTGTCCATGTGTTGAACTGCAGCACTTCGGGTAGCGTGTGAAAGACATGCTCCCGCAGCCCGATGAGGATCTGCTGCTTGATCCCGAGGCTCACGCCAAACTCGACGTGCCGCCCACCCTTGCCACCACCTGTTGGCTCGGTGAAGTGGATCATAGTGTCGGCCTCGGTGATGTCGTCGAGGTCGATCTGCGCGTACCGCGCACAGTGCACCGGATCGGTGTTCAGCATCTCGGGCGGGAATGACGCCAGCAGATCACCTCCGTGCTGGTCAATCCAGCGTGATGATACCTTGATGCCGCGTGACCGTAGGATGTCGCGGTACACCCGCATCTCCTCGTTCCGCGAGTAGCGCGCGGCGAGGTACGCGATGTCGATCTTCTCCACTCAGTCCCTCCCTAGGAATGTGTTCATCAAGACGGCCTCTTGTTCGTCGAGTGCGGTGATGTCCACGCCCTCACGAAGTAGTCGTGCGCGATCCTGGTTGATCTCCTCGAGCGACGCCAACTTCGCGTAGAGCCGTTCGACCTGCCGCTCTTCGACGGTGCCCGGTGCGATGATGTCGACGATATTGACCGAATCGTGCTGCTCAGAGCCGATCCGGTGCACCCGGTTCTCAGCCTGCACGTTGTCCACCATCGACCACGACCGCTGTAGACGAATCAGCGTACCGGCGGCGGTAAGGTTCAGCCCAACGCCACCGGCCTTCATGACGAACAGCACGCCCTGAAGCGTGCCAGTCTCGAGGCCCTTGCGCGCCGCATCCCGGTCAACCTCCGACACAGGACCGGCGATCATGCCAAACCGAATCTCCTTCTTTCGCAGGCGGGCGGCGGCGAGCTCAAGAAGCTGTAGGTGCTCGCTGCACACCGCGAATGAGGCGCCGTCTAGCTCATCGATGATCTCTTCCATGACGTCGAGACGGGGACTGGGTTCCTTGAGCCGGACCTCCCACGTCGTCGGATCATCCTCGTCCGGCTTCGTGATGTCGACCTCGGAGGCCGCGAGCTGCAGCAGCCGAACCTGGGCCGTGAGGTTGTTCGCTGCGATCAGCAGTTCGCCGTCCTCGGTGACGGCCGTGAGATCCCGCCCGAGCTCCTTGTACATGCGTGCCTGGGTCGCCGTCATATCGGCCTCGCGCACGGTTCGGATCTTCGGCGGTAGCTGCTGGAGCACCAGGGCCTTCGGCATGCGGCGGTACCGGGGGTTAATGATGGAGAAGAACTCCTGCTTGGTGTCCGGTCGCAGACCGATGATCTCCATGCCACCCCACCCGCCGAACCCGGTGAGGCAGAACCGATCGATGAATTTCGTCTTTACCGGAAACTCGAGAGGCGCGACGGCGTGGAAGATGGACCACGCGTCGGCGACGTGCTTGGTGATCAGCGTCCCCGTCATCGCCCACCGGATCTCCACCGACGGATCGTGCATGATCGCCCACGATGCTCGGGTCACCTTGGACTGCGGGTCGGCGATCCGGTGAGCCTCATCGAGAATGACCGTCTTGAACCCGAAGCCGTTGAACTCTTTTTGATGGACCTCGCAGCGCGAAGGTGTTAATGCCGAGTCACCGTGCTGCGGATCGCACGCGGCGCATCTCCGCAGCTCGATGGAACCGTACGGCGCGAGCCTCGAGAACAGCCGCGCCGACTCGAGGTTCAGCATCACCAGCGCGTTCGGGTCGTCGAACGCTTCCTTGAGGATCTTTCGACGCGCAGCCGCACCACCTCGTAGCACATACGTGTTCGCGTCAGGAAACCAGCGCTTCGTCTCCTCGCTCCACTGCCCCTTGACCGAGTTCGGACAGAGCACAAGACCTGGCAGCGCTTGGCCCTTCAGCAGCGTGTTTAGCGCCGCCAGCGCCTGAATCGTCTTCCCGGCGCCCATGTCATCACCGAGTACCGCCTCGCGAATGATCGCCAGGAACGCCGACCCGACCTCCTGAAAGTCGTACATCTCGGGATCGAGGTTCGCGATCAGATCGCGCGGCCACTGCTCGGGCCACGCCGTCATGTCACGGAGGTACGCGCCTACCGCGATGACGGCCTGGTGGTACTGCCACGACCACTCGGCGAGCGTGGGACCGACGTGGAGATCGTCACCAAACACGCCTCTGAGGATAACGCACGATGCCCAGGCACGCGGAAGTCGCCAGACCTTTTCCCTGCCCTGCCAGCGCGCACCCGGCACCTGCTGGATGAGTTCTTTCTCGCGCCAGTTCGTCGTGACGACGATCGCAGTATGCGGTTGTGCGGTAAGATCAAGTTCGGCGTATGCCAAGAGTTCCTCCGTCACTTTGCGCGATGCACTAAGTGCCAGGTTTGTTCCTCAAGAAGTTCAGATTCGCGAACACGATACGGAAGTCGACTAACCTTCTTACTACGAGCAAGTCGTGTGGTCGTTAGATCTCGACTTTGAATGGCGACTTCAACATCGGCTTCGAAGTTATGAAAAAGTGTTACATCACCGTGATCATTGATCGAAAGTATGATGCGATGCATAGGTTCCTCCATCAGTTCTTCCGTCTGACCAGCTACCGCTGTCGAGCTATTTTACCAGGTCGAACTATGAGTCCGTAGGTACTGGCCCGCCGTAGGGCCAGAAGACGGACGCACTGTCGCATCGCGTCATTCGCGTGGCCCTGACCACCCGAGTGCCACCAGCCGAGCTCTTTCAACGTCTGGTTCGTCGTGAATTTCTTAATATCGGCCGGTTTCTGCACGACGACTTCGACCCGAAACCGAGTGCCGATGTCGATGACAACACCCACGAGCTGCTGGGCGACCGGTTGGTGCGTGTGCACCTGCTTCGAACGAGTGACAAACTGCTCGACGCTGAGGAGCCGCTCACAGTCGATCGGCGCCCGGGCGAGCAGCCACTCCACCTCTGACCGGACGTAGCCGTGCCCGACCTCGTCCGAGTGCACGACTGCGACCTGACCGTCGGCCACGAGCATGGCCGCGAGACCCGTCAGATCACCTGGGTCAACGCTCGCGATGAACAGTGGGCCCTTACGCTGCAAGGTCATCGATGACATAGTCCTCCTTCGAGCCCCACCGCTTCCCGGTCGAGACCGACGCGGTGATCGGCACGGTGAACAGCGAGTCGTCGTTCATGATCTCCATGAGGGTGCCGTATGCATCACGGACGACCGTCTGTGGCACGTCCGCAACGTACTCGTCGTGCACCGGTAGGACTAGATAGTCGCCGAGGCCCGCGTTGTCCAGTTCCACACCCTTCATCTTTAGGACCTCGGCGGCCGTCCCTTGCACCAAGTAGTTAACCAATGCGTACATCCGGCGCGGATCGGCGACGTGCTTTCTATTCGTCAACGGTGACCGAACGTACGCATCTCCTTCGGTCCGCTGGCGGTGTTCGGCCGTTCGACCGATGATGTCTTGGACCCGCTTGGCACCGGGGTACAGCGCGTCGAACCGCTCGAGGAAGGGACGTGCCTGCTCGATCGCTACTCGGGCCGTGAGGGCAAACTTCTCGACGCCCGCGCCGTAGATCTTCGAGTACCCCGCGTTCTTCGTCATCTGCCGACGCGGGTCATTCTTTGTGAGCATAGCATCACCAGTAATCTCACGAGCCATGTTCACAAAGAAGTCACCGGGCTGAAGGAACGCGTTCACCATGCCCGGGTCATTCGCCGCGACGTTCGCCAGGTGGGCAAAGATCCGCATCTCGATCTGATCGAAGTCGCACATCACGAGTGAGTGACCCTCACGGGCAATAATCGCGTCCCGAATCAGCGTCGTGGCAGTGGTGTGCCGCGGAACATTCTGCATGTTCGGATCATCCATTGACATGCGGCCTGTTCGGACACCTTCCTCACCACCTGCCTCAAACGGGTTCTTCGCGCGTCCTCCGAC